GATCCCAGCAGCACCACCATAGGCCTGTTCAAGACCATCGACCAGCATCGCGGACAACTGCGCGCATGGGTCCAGATCGATGGACAATACGATCAGTTGGTTGGCATCAAATCGGTCGCCATCAACGGGAACACTGTTCAGATGGAGATTGATATGGCCGATGTCGCCGCCTTCGGAGAGGATCCAGTCGGACCCACGTTCGACCAGATGCGCGAAGCAGTCCGCGGAAACCTCCGCGAAGACATCACCGTTGACGATTACCTCGGCGGCGCGTATTCGCCCCGACCCGGATTCGGGCCGTGCGACGACTTTGACCAAGACCGCCGCCATGAGATTGTCGGTCGCTTGTCATCAACCGGAAATCCCATCGTTTGCGAGATCGAAGGAGGCATACAGTGAAACTCATCCCCCTCGACCCCGCTATGATCGTCACCGCCCTTCTCGCCGGTGCTGTGTTAGTTCCGACCTGCTACCTTGCTGGCCTGGGGATCACCCTTCCCTTGATGGCGTTGTCGAGTTCGGTGGGGATGTTAGTTCTGAGTTACTTTGAAACGCGCTCTAATTAGTTCTTAGTTCTTAGTTATGAGGATGAACCAATGGACATTCAAGGACTCAGAGAATTACGAAGTTATGGCGGGTGTGTCATTGCGAGCAGTTGGACCACCGGATCAGGAAAACATACCAACATCAAAACTATTCCACCGTGCTGTAAACGCATTGAGAGGTGGGAGCGTTCCAAGTATCCAAAGCGGATCCAGGATGTGTTTGAGCAGAACCCACAAGCAAAAGCGGTAGTTGCAATTGTGGATATGTGGAGAGCAAAACAGTTCTTGAAGGGGGACGAGAAAGATGAGGATGAGGAGTATGAACGGGGAATAGAGCGTATACTGGAAAGTGACCGGGACGTTCCCGGTTCTTAGTTAGTCGTTAGTTAGTTCTTAGTTAGTTCCAATCAATAGAGGATGAACCTATGTCCATTACAAAGCAAACAATCCATCTGATGCAGGATGATCGAACCGAGTATGAATTCCGCACCCACACATGCTTCATCAAGGGGCGCGATACATTCTTGAGTGGCTGGGGCGGTGCCGAGGGTGGAACGTCATACGCCGTATGGTGCTGCCGCCCAGAACACCTCGACACCGTGTTTGCCTGGGTCAAGGGCCGAAGCGACATGGTTGGAGTTACCACCGCCTTTGACCCTGATTCCTACCAACTCAATAGAGGGGACCGCCTCCATATCTATGTTGTGGGTAGCGGTCACCCTTCACTCGCAGTAGGAGGTGCAGCGTGAACAAAGAAACCGAGATTGAACGAAAGCCGGTTCATTTCATAACAATGGTGCAGTATTGTAAAACACCTGATGAGGATTGGGATGGATTTTCTGATGAAACCGGGTATGACGGGGAGATTCTGTGGGTCAAGTGCCTCGTGAATCAAAAACCACCACCCGAGTATCTTCTGAAGGACAACGGGTTACCATACACAGACGAGGAGTGGCCTCCGTATGATCCTGATAATAAGGAAACTTGGCATTCGGAGTGGCCCGGAACTGAATTAGCTATCTACGTCCACGACGGTGAAATTGTTGTTGAACACAAAATAGATAATATGGATAGTATCAACGCAGGGAAGCACCTGGGTTGTGCGGTGTTCCCTCTTCGGAAGAACGTAGGTGCAGCATAAACCCCACTGACTTGCTACAATGCCCACCACATTAGTCATCATCCTCGCACCCCTCCTTGGTTAGTTCCTTGGGGGGGTGCTTACTTGTAGAATAAGATGATGTTAGTTGACCCAGATAACCGAAATGACAATTGGAGGATGGACCATGAGTATCAAACAACGAAGATCGAGTTATGAAGCTTCTGTTACGAACAGCGGTATTCGCTACCGGAGATCATTCAAAGAGAGACTTCAAGCACAGATATGGGAGGCTCAAGCGAGGGCTGACTTGATTGCTGGGCGCACTCCAGAGGTTTCCAAACACTCAGTGCATCGCAGTCTGCCTCGGACTCTTCAAGAACTTGCGGACTACACCTACAACACGGTCTGGTCGGGTGCTCGGAGTGAAGAAACATCCCTGATAAACGCCAATTTAGTTGTTGCGACCGTCAGTCCTGGGACACTCATCAACGATATCGACAAGGCGACCATTGATCTCGCGGTTTCTGAGTGGAAGAAACTCGGTAACTCCAACGCAACTTGTAACCGGAAACTGAGTTCCATAAGTAAGATGCTGACGGTCGCGGTGGAACTGGGGATCTTGGATCGCCTGCCTCCCATCAAGAGATTACGGGAATCTCCGGGTCGTATTCGGTGGTACACGGATGATGAGCAGGATCTAATTATGGATATGTTTCACCGCCTCGGTTACCCGGAGCATGGTGAGATCGTTCGGGTGCTGCTTGACACTGGTATGCGATGTGGGGAGTTGTTCAACCTGAAGTGGGAAGACATCCAAGGGAAACTTATCGTATTGAATGAGACAAAGAACTTTTCTCCGAGGTCTATCCCGATGACCCAAGCCACGATACGAATCATTACAAATCAAACCTGTGAGGTTGGCCCCTTCAAATGGACGGATGCTCGCCAAACCAGAGGGATCTGGAATAAGGTTCGGCATCAACTCGGGTGGTCGGATGATCCCGGTGCTACCTTGCATGCGTGTCGGCACACATTCATCAGTAACTTAGTTCAAGAAGGTGTCCACATTGCGGGGGTTCAGAAACTTGCAGGTCACAAGACAATTCAGATGACCTTGAGGTACACCCACCTTTCCCCTCACGATCTGGAGTCTGCAATCGAGAAACTTGAGAACCGACGAAGCAACTGTGGTACGATTCGTACTCACGGATGAACTAACCCTCCAAGTTGGGATACGCACGGATGCGTCAAAGTGATCTAGAGCGTGAGATGATTTCGTTGGGGAAAGACCGATACTGGAGCAAGGTCGCCAGAACCAGAGAGAAGGAAGTGGAGACCTATGCTCCAGCCGCTAAGAGACTCCTCGGAGAATCAATCGAATCCCTCGCGGATGAGATCAAGCGGTGGACTCGTAATTCGGAGTCTGGTCCTGGTCGCAAGCACCGGGTACTTCCATACTTCAGTTTGATCCCTACGAATGTGATGGCTGCGTTGACCGCCAGGACTGTACTGGATGGTATCTCTCAGCAGCGAACACTTACCTCGATTGCTATGAAACTGGGGCAGTACCTTGAGGATGACCATCGGGCTCGCACCTTGAAGGAGAAGGAACCGAACCTCTACCGCGATCTCTTTGAACGGACCAAGAAGAACACCTCGTACGATACGAAGCGGAGACTTTGGTACAAGACTGCAAAGGCGAATGATATCTTCCTCCCAAGGTGGGGTGGTAAGGATCGGTGTGCGGTTGGGTTAGTCTTAGTTGAGTTGATGCGTACCGCAACTGGTTTGATTGAGATTGAGACGGTGACCAACATCTTCTCTCGCTCAGTCACGTTAGTCCGCGCCACCGAGTCGTTGCTTTACTGGTTGAAGGAAGCCCACGCATTCCATGAGATACTTACCCCGGTGTACATGCCGATGGTTGTTGAACCGATGCCGTGGAAGAATATGTGGCAAGGTGGGTATCTCAGTGATGAGGTTCGCCGTCGCCCACTTGTGAAGACCTATGATAAATCATACCTGGAAGAACTTGACAACACCCACATGCCTGAGTTCTACAGCGCGATCAATTCACTGCAAAAAACTAAATGGGAAATCAACGACGATGTTCTTCAGTGCATGCTGTATTCATATGAGAACAACACTGGGGTTGGTGGTCTACCGGCGAACAAAGATCTAGAGATACCGACGCGGCCATCTGATAAAGATTGGATGGATGAAGAAATCCAGAAGCAGTGGCGTCGAGCTGCGAAAGAGACTCACCATTTAAACGCGCAGGATCGTAGTAAAAGATTACACCTCACAAAAGTTTTGTTCCTTGCGCAGAAGTTTCGTAATGAAACCTTGTCACAGGTGATGAATGCAGATTTTCGTGGGCGACTCTATCCCGCAAACATCTATATCAACAGTCACGGTCCTGACTGGGGCCGGTCAGTGCTTCGTTTCGCAAAGGGTGACGCTATCACCTGCCAGAATGATGCGAACTACCTGGGGGTACACCTCGCAAACTGCTGGGGTCTAGACAAGACACCCATCGAGGAGCGTTTGAACTGGGTGTGGGGTAACGAGGATCTTTTCAAAGCCATACATCAAGATCCGTTGGGGACTACAACTGAGTGGTCAAAGGCGGATGAACCGTGGGGGTTCCTGGCTGCTGCAATGGATATGGGTGAGTTCTTGCGGGTTGGTTATGGTCATATCAGCAAGATCCCCTGCGGACAAGACGCCAGTAATCAGGGTCACCAGATCTATGCGATGTTGCTGCGTGATCCGGTTGGTGCAAAGTACACCAATGTTCTACCCTCGGATAAACCATACGATCTCTACCAAAAGGTCGCAGATATTGTCATCGAGAAGCTCACGGCCTCAGAGGATCCCTTTGCACCTACTTGGTTGGCGTTTGGGATTGATCGAAAGACGGTAAAAAGACAGTGTATGACGCTTACTTATGGGGCGACCCAGCACTCCTGTAAAGAGTATACCGCTCAGTGGTACTTCGATCTCACTCGGAGCGGGAAGCGACCCAAAGTGTTCAAGGATCACCCATTCAAGGCGTGCATCTTCCTGAGTATTTTGATCTATGATTCCATCGGGGAAGCCGTTCAGTCTGCAATCGCAGGAATGGACTGGCTTCGGGAAGTAGCGGGGATCTGCATGGAGCATGACGTTATCCCCATGTGGTCAACACCCACTGGCTACATCGTGAAGCAACTGTATGAGAAGCAAGCCTCGATGGAGGTGAAGACCAGTATCGGTCAGAAGATCCGCCGTCACCGCTTGAGGTTCGGCAAGGGAGAACTTTCACCCTTCCGTCATAAGAACGCCCTTCCGGCTAATATGGTTCATTCCTTAGATGCTGCTTTGATGATGAAAACCACCAACCTGGCGGTACTTAACGGAGTCTCGCAGTTCTCCATGATCCACGATTCCTACGCAACGACTGCGGCCCAATCTGGAATGTTATCTTCATGTCTTCGACGGGCTTCGGTCGATATGTTTTCGGAGGATCTCATGGAAAATTTTGCGAAGCAGATCACGCACCTGCTCCCAACAAATATAGAGTTACCACCAATCCCCTATGTAGGGGGTTTGGAGATCGAGTCGTTGCTCGATTCGCAGTATTATTTCGCTTGAACCTCTGGAGAACCCGATGCCGAAGAAGAAGCACATGAAACTCATTACTCCCAAGGGTACTGCGATCTATCCGCGGATTAATGAACCCAATCGAAAGTTTGATCCGATAGGTGTTTACTCTGTGAACCTGCGTATGACTGGGGAAGATGCTGCGGAGTTCATTACCACGATCACCCAGGTCCGCGACGAGTACCACGCCGACCAGACCAAGGAACTGAAGAAGAAGCTGAAGAAGGCTGATCTTCCTGTTATGGAGGTTGTGGATGATCAGGGTGAGGACACCGGCGAGGTGGATCTGAAAATCAAACTCAAGGCTGGGTATGAGTATGATGGGAAAACCATAACTCAGCGACCCATCTTGGTTGATTCCAAACGTACACCAATGAACAACGATATCCGCATCGGATCAGGTACAACGATGCGGTGCGGTGTTGAGGTTGCGCCGTGGTACATGCCAACCAACGGGGTTGGTGTCTCACTGAGGTTGCGGGTCGTTCAGATCATCGACCTCGTTGAGTTCGGTGGCGGCGGCGTGGAGGCATATGACTTCAAAGATGAAGAGGGCTTTGAAACCGTCTCCGCAAATCTCAGCGAAGATTCCATCACGGACAACCCCCTTGAAGGAATGATGTGAAAACATTGTTCCTCATCATCCCGGTGACTCCCGTGCCTGCCTCCAGACCGCGTGTAACGAGGTGGGGGACGTTTTATGGTTCTAATTATAAGAAGTTCCGCAAGGATGCGAAGGCCGCTTTGGATGGAGTCTACTCTGGTGAACCGATCTCCGGGAGTCTTGAGGTTTCTCTGTGGTTCTACTGCAAGAAACCCAAGACTACCCGGAGGACGGAACCGCGGGGTGATGTTGACAACTACGTCAAAGCAATTCTGGATTCTTGTAACGACAAGATCTGGGAAGATGACGATCAGATCTTGAGATTAACTGCACGAAAAAGATGGGCGGATGACTTTGGACCGAGAATCGAACTCATTGTTTCTCCGACATGAGCCATGCCCCGACTGCGGATCGAGGAACAACCTCGCGCGTTATGACGATGGGCATGGGTTCTGCTTTGGATGTGGTCGCTGGGAGCCTGGAGATAACCAACACGGTTCAGAGTACCAAGAGGATAACACGGTGCGATCAGAGTTTATTCAATCAGAGCCCCGCTTCATAAAAAGCCGCGGTCTTTCCGAGGAGACCTGTAAGAAGTTTGGGTATGGCATCGGGGAGTACAACGGAACCCTGTGTCATGTTGCGAACTACCGAGGTTCTGATGGAAAGATTGTCGCGCAGAAGATCCGGCTCCCTAACAAAGACTTCCGGATGCTTGGGAAAGCAACAGAGTTGTATTGCGAGCATCTCTGGAGGGATGGTGGGAAGTTCATAACTGTCACCGAGGGAGAGATAGACGCTCTCAGTATCTCCCAAGCCTTTGGTAACAAGTGGCCTGTTGTAAGTATTCCCCATGGTGCAAAGGGAGCCGCAAAGTCCATCACCAGAAGCATCGAGTTTCTTGAGAAGTTTGATCACGTTCACTTCTGTTTTGATCAAGACGAGCCGGGAAGGGCTGCCGCTACAGAGTGTTCTTTGTTGCTGTCACCAGGAAAGGCGAAGATCGTCACTCTCCCTTGTAAAGATGCCAACGAGTGTCTGATCGAGGGAAAAGTAAAAGAGATGATCAACGCAGTCTATGGTGCCAAGACCTACAGGCCCGATGGCGTCATCATTGGTGAGGATCTGTGGGAACGAGTTATCACGGATCGACTGGTGGAATCGGTTCCGTATCCTTGGAGTGGTCTCAATGATCTTGCGCATGGGATCCGACAAGGCGAACTTGTTACACTCTGTAGCGGTACGGGGGTCGGGAAGTCTTCGGTGTGCCGGGAGCTTGCATACTGGCTGATGGGTTTCGGGAAAAAGGTGGGATACATCGCCCTTGAGGAATCCGTTGAGAAAACGGTGCGAGCCCTGATGGGGATTTATCTGGACTGCCCACAACATTACTGGGATTTTCCCGAAGAAAAATTAAAGGAAGCGTTCGATGCGTCCATCGGGACTGATCGGATCGTTCTTTATGACCACTTCGGATCTATGGCTTGGGAGAATCTAGTTTCAAAGATCCGATACATGGTTCTTCATCTTGGTGCGACACACATATTCCTTGATCATCTCAGCATCATCGTCTCAGGGATGGGTGATGGGGATGAAAGACGCATGATTGATCATGCGATGACACGGCTTCGGTCGATCACAGCCGAACTGGGGATTGCTTTGATCCTGGTTTCCCATTTACGAAGACCGGAAGGACGCGGCCATGAAGAGGGTGCTCAAACATCACTTGCCCAACTACGCGGTTCTCATGCTATTGGTCAGCTCTCTGACATTGTTATTGGGTTGGAGCGGAACCAACAAGACGAAGACGAACCCAACGTCACCACAATCCGAGTCCTTAAGAATAGATTTTCAGGCGAAACAGGAGTTGCCAGTCGTGTCAAATACAATAGAGAAACCGGGCGACTCACTGAATGGGACCGTTCAGACGTTGCTGAAGATTTATCCGAGATCCCTTTTTAACGCGATCCGCGAAGTGGAAACGGGTGGGCATCCAGACCCGAACAACGCGGAAGGTGATGGTGGGAAGTCCTTGGGAGCGTACCAGATCAGTCATGCTTATTGGTACGACGCATTAGAGAAACACCCAGCGATTGGGGGAACCTACGAGGATGTTCGTAACCCGTTTTACGCAGAGTGGGTGATGCTTGCGTACTGGGATCGCTTCGCACCTGATGAGACTTACGAGACTCTATCCCGTATTCACAACGGCGGACCAATGGGGTACATCCGTAGATCCACAAACAACTACTGGAAGAAGGTTCAGCGATGTCTGCCATGACCTACAAGAAACTCGCTGCTCATCTTGAAGATGTGACGGGGAGAGAGATCTCTTACCAAAGAGTTCAGCAGATCGAGGCATCTGTTCTTAGGAGACTCAGGAAGTTGTTGGAAGATGACCCCGTGATTATTGAATACATCAAGGAACATTGTGAATGTACCGCACCTTAGATCTGTTCGCTGGTATCGGTGGGTTCAGCCTTGGTCTTGAAAGGACCGGGGGGTTTCAGACGGTTGCGTTCTGCGAGATTGATAATAAGGCTCAGTTGGTCCTCAAGAAGCATTGGCCTGGTGTCCCTGTGTATGGGGATGTAAAGGAGTTAACGGTTGAAAGATTGCAATCAGATGGGATTGTTCCAACAGTCATCGCGGGTGGATTCCCATGCCAGGACATCAGTGGAGCCGGAAAAGGAAAAGGAATTGTTGGGGAGAGATCCGGTCTCTGGTCGGAGATGTTTCGACTCATCGGAGATGTACGGCCAACGTGGGCAATTATTGAAAATGTATCAGCCCTTCGATCTAAGGGACTTACCTTGGTCCTTCAAGATCTCTGCTCGGTCGGGTATTGCGCTGAATGGAATTGTATTCCCGCTAGTGCCGTTGGTGCGCCTCACCAGAGGGATAGGATCTGGATTGTGGCCTACCCCCACATCTCAGGACAACAATCAAGTTCGGGGGGTGGGGAAAACAATAGTAACGAAACGGGGGACTACGTTGGGGGGTGCTGTGAGGATGTGGCCTACCCCGACAGCCAACGAGGATGCAGCAGGAACGCCCAACGGGAAAATGCAAGGCATGTTGGGGAACCACCCCTTGGTTCGTGGCTCAACCCCAGAAGAATGGAAGCTTGGGACGTTGAACCCAACGTGGGTCGAGTGGCTCATGGGATACCCAAGCGGGTGGACAGACTTAAACAACTAGGCAACGCCGTAGTCCCCCAGATCCCCGAACTATTAGGACGAGCTATTCTATCCACTAACGCATCACATGAAGGATGACCATGCACTCAATCATCATTGATATTGAAACAAACGCCATCGAGGATTGGAGAGAACTCTCAGATCTGAAAGAGATTCATTGCATCGTGATCCGTTATAAGAACTTGGTTGAGACTTACAACCACCAGAAGGGAAACATCGACGAGGGACTCGATGAGATATCACTGGCCGATGAAGTGATCGGTCACAACGCTATGGCGTTCGACATTCCCGCACTCAAGAAGTTGTACCCGGACTTCAGGCTTCAGGGTTGCTTGAGAGATACCATGCTGCTGTCTCGGTTGGTATGGCCGGACATCCGCGAGGAGGACTTCAAGCGTGGGGATGAGTACCCCCGAAACTTGATCGGGTCTCACTCGCTGAATGCGTGGGGACACCGGCTCGGTGAGTACAAAGGTGATCACACGGACTGGTCTCAGTGGTCCCAGGATATGGAGGATTACTGTGTTCAGGATACCAACGTAACCCTCCGGTTGTGGCAAGCGATCCAAAGGGAAGAACCAACGGTTCGCAGTCAAGTGCTTGAACACAAGTTTGCGGAGATCCTCTACGAGCAAGAGCGTCACGGATTCAGGTTTGATGTGGATGCAGCCAAGGAGCTTCACGCTGAACTACTGGATCTCAAGGCGGTGCTTGAGAGAAGAATGCAAGAGATCTTCCCACCTGTAGAGGTTCCCATGAAGACACCCCAATACTGGTTGGCGGCTTCGGAACAGTACCCAACAAAGACTGCCGCGAAGGCTGCTGGTTACAAAGACACACAAATCACCAAGGGTCCGCTCCGAATGAAGACCACTCCATTCAACCCTGGATCACGTGACCAGATCTCTCGATGTTTGATTGAGAAGTATGGTTGGAAACCAAGGGACTACACCGCAAGCGGTAAACCGAAGATTGATGAAACCATTCTGACAGCCTTGGACTTCTCCGAGGCAAAGCCCCTGGTGGACTACCTGACAATCTCCAAGCGTCTTGGGCAACTGGCTGAAGGCAAGGAAGCGTGGCTCCGCTGTGTGGCGAATGGCAGGATCCATGGTCGCGTTAATACCAACGGAACCGTGAGCGGTAGGTGTTCCCATTCTCGCCCAAACGTCTCTCAGGTTCCCTCGGTGTCCTCGCCGTATGGGACTGAGTGCAGATCATTGTTCCTTCCTGATGAGGGTCATGTGCTGGTTGGGGTGGATGCCAGTGGTTTGGAACTCAGGATGCTGGCGCATTACCTCGCATACTTTGACAACGGTAAGTACGCGAAGCAAGTGTGTGATGGGGACATTCATGCCACCAATCAAGAAGCTGCGGGGTTACCTACCAGAGCGGATGCCAAGAAGTTCATTTATGCGTGGCTCTATGGTGGGGGTGATAATTTGATTGGAGAGATCGTCGGGGGTGGTGTCAAGGAAGGCCAGCAGATCAAGAAGCGATTTATGGATCGCCTCCCCTCCTTCAAGAAACTGAAGAAGCATGTTGAAACCAAGGTGGACACCCACGGGCACCTCACGGGTCTGGACGGTCGCAAACTCCCGGTTCGATCCAAGCATTCTGCACTCAATCTGTTGCTTCAATCGGCTGGTGCGGTTGTTATGAAGGAGGCTACCGTTCAACTACACCGCGATCTCAAGTATATGACTTGTGGATATGTGTATCAGGTTGCTCACATCCACGATGAGATACAGTTGAGTGTACGAGCATCTATCGCAGAAGAGACAGGGAAGATTGCCGTGGGGTCCATACGGGTGGCGGGTGAGACCCTAAAGCTCAAAGTCCCTCTCGCCGGAGAGTACAAGATTGGAGATTCATGGGGTGAAACGCACTGAGTACACAGAATTTGAATTAGCGTATGCGGCTGGGTATCTTGATGGTGAGGGGTGCTTCAAGTTTACCAATGGATCTCCCGCAGTTTGTATTGAGAATACCTACATCCATACCCTGAAGTGGTTTGAGTTAATGTTCGGAGGTACGTTTAGCTCCAAGGCTCAAACCCAAAACCCAAAGTGGAGACAGGCATATACTTGGGTTGCAACCGGAGACAACGCTCGTAACTGTATCAATCACGTTCTACCATACTTACAAGAGAAACGTCCACAAGCTCAGATACTTCTGGAGATCTCTGCGTATCCACCACGCTCTTACAAACGTGATCAATTAACTCAAGAACTAAGCAAGTTAAAGCGGATCAATTACGAATGGAACCACTTGAATACTTTGCAACCACGGAACTTCTTACAGAACTCCACAGACGATTTGATGCTTCAATCTTTGTTGCCGCAGCCAAGATGACGAAGGATGTGGAGGATATTGTTCTTTCACTTATGGGTTCTTACCACTCAGTTTTAGGATTGTCTGTGATTGCCAGGATGGCAGCAGAATCAGGAGACGGATCTCACAATGACAAAAACGACACTACTGATTGACGGCGATATTTTGCTCTATAAAGAATCTGCTGCGGTTGAAGTTGCGTTCGACTGGGGGGATGATATCTGGTCCTTGACGGCTGATGCGTCTCTCGCTAAACAGGCTGTGGATGTGTGGATTGCTCAACACAAAGAACTCCTGAATGCTGATGATGTGATCATCACGCTAACTTCCCCGAACAACTGGAGGAAGGAAGTTCTCCCAACCTACAAGCACAACCGTAAGGGTAAGAGGAAGCCGTTGGTGTTCCCAGCTCTGCGGGAATACTGTAGGGAGGTATACAAGGTCATAGACTACGACACGTTGGAAGCGGACGATGTGATGGGTATGCTCGCTACTGGGGGACTTAAGCGTATCAAGGGAGACACGATAATTGTTTCCGAAGACAAAGACATGAAAACAATCCCAGGTTATCTTTACAATCCTAACCGACCAGAGGAGGGCGTCCAATGCCTGAGCAAACACCAAGCGGACCACAATCATTTGTCCCAAGCACTGACCGGGGACTCCACGGACGGATACTCGGGGTGTCCGGGGGTAGGCCCGAAGACAGCAGCGAAGATACTGAAGAAGGGGACTTGGGAGGAGGTGTTGGGGGCGTACACGAAGGCGGGGCTGACGGAGACGGATGCACTGGTTCAAGCAAGAGTCTCACGAATACTGAGAAAGGGGGAGTTCAGCACGAACACGGGGCAGGTGAGTCTGTGGAACCCGTCGTGAACGTAGATGATTATCTCGATTACCACCTCACCATCTGCGCTGATGCCCGTGTACTCAGTTTACGAAAGAACCGTGACTACACAGGAAGTGACGATCATCCCTTTGCGAACTTCCAAAGGTGTGAGTCGATGGGCATCACAACCACAGAAAAGGGGTTTCTGGTACGCCTCACGGACAAGTTCTCTCGACTAAGTACCTTCTGTGAAACGGGTTCTTTTCAAGTTGAAGACGAATCCTTCCGAGACACTTTGATAGACATCATCAACTACACCTGCCTCATGGGGGCTTATGTGCAATCGAAGAAGGACACAAATGGTGGATAAGGGCCAAGTATATGAACGAACTCCTCAAGTTTCTCGTGAACTTATCGACTGGCTTGAATCTCAGTTCCCACTTAAAAGTCCTGATCTTGACACACAAGAGCGGGTAATTTTCTACGCGGTTGGTCAACGATCTGTTGTTGATCACCTCACCGCCCTTTTCAAAGAGCAGAACGAAACCATTCTGGAGTCCCAGTGATGTGCATGTCTTCTCCAAAAATGCCCGGACCACCACCTCCCCCACCACCACCTCCACCGCCCCCACAGCAATCTGCTGAGACTGTGGTAGCTCCGGGTAGGGGTGTTGCAAGGCGCGAGGGGCGAGCGAGTGCTAAGAAACGTCGTGGCGTATCAGGGTTGAAGATCAAACTTGACAATGTTGGTGCTGGTTCCGGTGTTGGTGGAGCATACTGATGATGAATGCGCGGGGGATCTACACAAAGTTGGAGACCCAACGGTTCTCCTTCTTAGAACGTGCGAGAGACTGTTCGCGGTTGACCCTGCCCACCGTGATCCCAGATGAGGGACACAGTTCAAATAGAAAATTTGCCTGCCCTTTCCAGGGCGTTGGCGCACGAGGAGTGAATAACCTCGCCTCCAGTCTCCTCCTAAGTCTCCTGCCACCGAACGCTCCATTCTTCCGGCTGGTGCTTGACGATCACGCTCTCAGGCAGGTCGAGGGGATCCCAGAAGTAAAGACCGAAATTGAGCGGTCACTCGCTGATATCGAGAAGGCCGTGATGAAGGAGGTTGAGACGAACAATGTTCGCGTCTCCCTCTTTGAAGCCCTCAAGCATCTCATCATCGCAGGTAACTGTCTGATGCACTTCCCTCCAGATGGTGGGGTGCGGGTATTCCCACTCGCTCGGTACTGCGTGGATAGGGATCCCATGGGGAATCCTCTGAAAATCATTACGAAAGAAAGCGTCTCCCCAGTTGCCCTGCCTGAAGAAATCAAGGCTGCTGTTGGAGCCATCTCACCGAACACCGATGGATCTGTTGACCTATACACTTGCATACAAAAACGAAATGATTCCAAGTGGGAGGTCTACCAAGAAGTCGGTGACTCTGAAATTCCCGGTTCTCGCGGCACTTACGCAGAGGATAAGTTGCCATTCCTCCCACTAAGGATGTATACGGTCGAGGGCGAGAACTACGGAAGAGGATATGTAGAACAGTACCTCGGTGATCTCCGAAGCCTGGAGGGACTGACCCAAGCCATTGTGGAAGGTGCTGCGGCTGCATCCAAGATCCTGTTCATGGTCTCACCGAACGGGACAACTCGTGCGAGAACACTTGCGAAGTCCCCAAACGGGGCCATCGTTGAAGGGAGTGCTCAAGATGTCACGGTGCTTCAGAGTAACAAAAGTGCGGACCTCTCGATTGCGGCGAGTACGGCTCAGACAATTACAGATCGCCTTGCGTATGCGTTTCTCCTCACCGAGGGGACGATCCGACAAGCAGAGCGAGTAACTGCTGAAGAAGTCCGTCTCGTTACACAGTCGATTGAGCGTCAACTTGGTGGAGCCTTCTCCCTGCTCTCACAGGAACTGCAACTTCCTCTGGTCAACCGGATGATGGCAAACCTCCAGAAGAAGAAGAAACTCCCGAAACTCCCGAAGAAATACATCACACCTGCTATCATCACCGGTATCGAGGCGTTGGCTCGGGGTAGTGACCTCAACCGACTCGACTTCTTCCTTCAAGGTATGGCACAAACCGTTGGTCCAGAAGCGATTGCTCAGTATGTTAATCTCGGGGAATACATCAAACGACGAGCAACTGCTCTTGGTATTGACACCCAAGGTCTCATCAAGACTGAAGAAGAACTGATGATGGAAATGCAACAAGCCCAGCAGAATGCTGTGGTTCAACAGTACGGTGGTCAGGTTATGGGGATTGCGGATCAACAGTTCCGTGAGTCCCAGAAGGCCGGTGCCGACGTAACCAAGGAGATGGTAAAGAATGGCTGAGCGAATCCAAATGGAGATGGGCGTAACTGGTCCAGAAGCACCAACCGAGGAGGTGAGTGATTCACAAGAGCAGGTATCTGAACGACCCGAGTGGCTACCAGAGAAGTTTGAATCTCCAGAAGACCTTGCTAACGCCTACGGTGAGCTTGAATCCAAAATGGGATCCGAGCCATCCGATGAATACGTCACCGAGTCCGATGAATCGCTCGCGGAATCCACAGGCATGTCTGTGGAAAGTATTTCGGAATACACTAAGGAGTTCTCTGAAACTGGCGAGTTGTCTGGGGAGTCGTACGAGAAGATCCAAAACGAGTATGGGATTCCCGAAGACATCGCCCGGTCTTATGTAGAAGGCCAACGTGCTTTGATTTCTCAAGCTCAGGGAACCATCTTCAATGAGGTTGGTGGACAAGATCAATACAGTGAGATGATCGAATGGGCTAGAGAGAACCTCTCCGAAGAAGAGGTGGGTTCCTATGATCAAGTCATGGACTCAGGGGATATGAATGCTGCGATGATGGCCGCTCGTGGGCTGTCTGCACGTTACACACAAGCCACCGGAAGCAGCCCCAGCCTTCTTAAAGGTTCGGCTCCATCCACCCGTGGTGGTAATCCGTTTCGTTCGTGGGCGCAGGTATCCGAAGCGATGCGTGACTCACGTTATACTAAGGATCCTGCGTATCGTCAAGAGATTCAGGATCGTCTCGCAATCTCTCAACTTTGAGGTGATCAATGAAACCCGGAATTAAAACTACTGAGTTCTGGCTCGCTGCTGCTGCCACCGTTGTTGGTGGTCTCATGGCCTCTGGCGTCATCGCAGAGGAAAGTTCAATTGCCAAGATCCTTGGTATTGCGGCGGCTGCTCTGGTGGCTCTTGGCTACACAGGCGCACGTCTTGCTTTGAAGAAGAAGGTGAGCTGAGAATGTGGGCTGCCATCATGGCTGCATTCTCTTCCATCTTCAAAGTGTTTCTAGAACTCATCATGGAGAAGGCGAATGAACCGACTCTTGCAAGTGATGCCCCTAAAGTGCCTCGGCGTTATCGTGATGCTTGGGCTGAGCGGGTGCGAAAGTTCACGAGTCGTATTCGTCCCTGAAAGTGATGGACTGGTAAGGCTTGGCCCTGGAATACGGGGTCATGTCTATTTCTGGAATGGTTCCTCATGGGAACTTTCCGGTAACAAGGTAGACCTCCCCGAAGGGTGGTTTGCTGGTGACGTTCAAATGGACCTTCAACCAACTGACTGACGCGGCCCTCTGCGGGGGACAACCGGACTGATCGGGTTAGGAACTGAAGCCATCGAAGTAACGTCGATGTTTTCAACGTATCTTTAACTCTTTCAAAAGGAAAAGCCTCAAATGGCAGATACATATACTGCTTCACGGCTGGGTCTTGCTCAGGGAGGTTCGGATAATTTCGAGCTGTTCCTCAAGACCTTCAGTGGTGAAGTTCTTTCCGCGTTTGAAGAGCGCAATCTTATGATGCCTCTTCACACCGTTCGTACAATTACGAGTGGTAAAAGCGCAACCTTCCCACTGACGGGTGTTGCGGCTGCCGCATATCACACCCCCGGTGAGGAACTCGATGGTGCGTCAATTGACCACGCAGAGCGTGTGATCAATATCGACAACCTTTTGGTGGCACACACATTCATTGGCAACATTGATGAAGCAATGAACCACTATGATGTGAGGTCAATTTACTCCAAAGAACTTGGGTATGCACTCAGTAACCACGCAGACAAGGCGATCATTCGCACGGTCATGGCTGGTTCGCTTGATCAAGCCGATGTTCTTGGTGATGCGTACACTGGTGGCACGATCACTGGTGGAACGACTGGTGATAACATCATTGATTCAATCATTGATGCAGCGAAATATCTGGATGACAATAATGTCCCCGCCGGAGATCGCTGGTGTGTTCTCACTCCAACAGCGTTCTACACAGTTCTCAAGTCTGCTGGTGGTACTGACACGGCTGCTGCTCTGCTCAACAAGGATTATGGCCAAGGTGCTTCGATCCTTCAGGGTGGTCAACAGGCCATGCAGGTCGCAGGTGTTACTTGCTTTATGAGCACACACATCCCGACTACCGACGAAGGTACTGTGGCGGCGGATAATACTCTCGGTGATGACGACATTCGTAACACGCCGTTTGTTGACGCTGCTGCTAGTGGTGCTGCGGCTTCCGAGGGTTACTCGGGCATTGACTTCTCCAACTATCAGGGTGTGGTCTTCCACCGCTCTGGTGTTGGTACGGTCAAGCTTATGGACCTCGCAGTCGAGAGTGACTACATGGTGAACCGACAGGGTACGCTCATGGTTGCTCGCTACTGCATGGGACACAACTACCTCCGATGCCAAGCATGCGTGGGTATCAAGTCCGCCTGATCTTATTGACCTAACGGTCAACAAAAACTAAACGGGTTGGTCTCCGAAAGGAGGCCACCCCCATTTCTCTTTCATAGGAGCCTATGGATGGCCCTCGCACTCACCACAAAGTTGGAAGCTATCAACACTCTGCTGAGTAACGTGGGAGAAGCTCCCGTGAACTCTTTATCTGGATCACTGACATCGGATGTCCGCCTCGCTCAGAACATCCTCGATGAAGTCTCCCGTGATGTACAGAGTGCTGGATGGCACTTCAACACTGAGAAGGAAGTCCCTTTGGCCCCCAACTCAGAGAACCAAGTTGAACTGAGTGACGGGGTTGCTCGTGTGGATCTTGAGGGCAGCAACATTGACTCAAATTATGATGTTGTGGTCCGGGGTTCCAAACTGTACAACCGCAAGGATCGTACCTACACCTTCACGGACACCAAGAAGTACACCGTTACCTATATGTTGGATTGGGAACAACTCCCTGAGAGTGCTCGCAGGTACGTTATGATCCGCGCTGCCAGGATCTACCAAGATCGTCTTGTGGGATCTGAGAAGCTCTCTGCATTCTCCCGATCTGATGAGCAAGGTGCTTTGTGGGCTCTACGGGATTACGAGATGGAGACCGCAGACTACAGTGTGTTTGACAACTGGGATGTTGCACGAATCATTGATCGAAGTAGTGTCATTGACCGGGTGAGTCGAGGCTGATGCTTATTTCCAAGACCATCCCAAACCTCATCAATGGGGTTTCACAGCAACCCGACTCTCTGAGATTCCCCACTCAATGTGAGGCTCAGGAGAACGCCTACCCATCAATAATTGAGGGGTTGACCAAACGGTTGCCAACCGAGCACCTGATGAACACGGGTATCACCACCGGTGGTAAGACCTTCGTTCACACGATCAACCGTGATGAATCGGAGCGGTACTCTGTGGTCCTTCGGGATGAATACATCAAGGTCTTCGATCTGGTCAACCTGAATGAAGAGACTGTGGATGTACCGGATGGTGTGACATATCTGGACACAGATAATGCGGACACCGCTTTTCGTGTTGTAACCATTGCGGATGTTACGTTCATTGTGAATACCGAGAAAACGGTCATCATGGATGCCGCCGCAGACACCCCAAGTTCTGTGAACACCTATGAAGCTCTGGTGTTTGTGAAGCAGGGCGGTATTGTTGGTGATTACACTATAGATGTGGATGATGAAGCCACCTCCCCCGCTGCGACATTCACAGCAGTGGCCGCCTCAACCGCCTCTGCGATTGCGACGGATCTTGCGGGGGATATTCACGGATCAGGAAATTTCTCGGCAGTCGCGGGAAGTCATGTAATCTATATCTCCAATAGTGGTGCTGACTTCACAATCAACGTCGCACACACAGATGGTGATTCAAACATTGAAGTCTTCAAAGGCTCTTGTCAGCGATTCACAGACCTCCCTACTTATGCCAAAGACGGTTTGATTCTCAAAGTGGAGGGTGAACCTTCTGAAACAGTCGATGATTACTATGTGAAGTTTGTGGCACTGAGTGGTTCTGGAACGATTGGTGAGGGTACTTGGGAAGAGTGCGCTGCCCCTGCTCTTGTAGACTCACTTCAACTCGATGCTTCCACGATGCCCCATGTACTGATCCGTCAGGCTGATAGTACGTTTGTATTCAAGAAAGCTGATGGTGGCACCCATACCAGTGATACAGCTCCCAACCCAGTGTACGATTATTCCGCATTTTCGTGGGGAACCCGTCTGGTTGGTGACGCAGATACAAACCCAGATCCGTCTTTCGTTGGGCAAACAATCAACGATATTTTCTTGTTCAAGAACCGTCTTGGGGTACTCGCGGGAGAGAACACGATCCTGAGTGAGTCAGGAGAGTTCTTTAACTTCTTCAGAACCACCGTGGTTGATCTGTTGGATACCGCTGTGATTGATGTCGCTTCTGCCCACAACAGAGTTGCGGTGCTCCGACACGCCGTCCCAATGGCTCAGAAGTTGGTGCTATTCTCAGATACCAACCAGTTCATACTTCAGGGTGGCCCGGTGTTGACACCTAAGACTGTCTCCATTGCGCACTCCACCAGTTATGATTGTTTGTTGGCCTGTGATCCGGTCTCAATTGGTCCGTCGATCATGTTCCCATTCAATCGGGGATCCTACTCAGGTGTCAGGGAGTATATCCCCAAAGACGCTGTAGAAGATATCTTTGAGGGGTTTGATGTCTCCGCGCACATCCCCAAATACATCCCCGGAAAGATCACGAAGATTGCCGCCGCCTCCCACGAGAATGTTCTGGTGTGCATGGCGGATGGGGATACTGATGCTTTGTATGTCTATAACTTCCACAACTCTGGGGTAGAAAGACTACAGAGTGCTTGGCACAGGTTTGAGTTTGGAACTGGATCAACCATACTTGGGGCAGACTTCATAGATACTGACCTCTACTTGGTGGTTTATCGTAGTCAAGGTGTCTTCATTGAGAAGATGGCGTTTGAAGCTGGGAAGACGGACACTGATTCGACTTATGTATCTCGTCTGGACCGAAGGTCTGGCGCAGCCACCATAGACGCCACAGGACAGATTGTAACTCTTCCATACCAAGTGACCGCAGGTCGAACTGATATTCAGGTGATCACCACCGCAGGCGCAAGGGTTCCTGTGACAAGTACTCCTGAAGCTGGGGACACCACAATCACCCTACGAGACCCACTGATTGATGTAGTGGACTATGGGGATGTTACTGATACAGCCTCCACCACCGAAGATGAGGGCGATCTCAGCACCGCCACCGAAACCGTGGATTATGGGTTAATCACCGCTGTCCTGGGTGCGCTTGGTTTCTATGTAGGTGAGGCTTATGAGATGTCCTATCAGATGTCTGATGTAACCCTGAAGGAACAATCCCCCGGAGGTGGTCGCGCGGTTATCACAGATGGTCGTGCACAACTTCGATATGGCACATTGGTATATGCGGACTCTTCCTACTTCTCGGTGGAAGTAACCCAAGATTATCGAGACACCAATAACCATGTCTTCGCTGGTCGTGTGTTGGGGTCTGCATTGACCCTTGGAGAAGTTCCTTTGGAAAGTGGAGAATTCAGATTTCCCGTATTCTCTAAAGCAAACCAAGTTACAATTACGATCAAGAACGATAGCCCACTCCCCAGTAATCTAATGTCAGCGGAGTTTGAACTTAATTGGTCTCCAAGAGCAAAACGAGTCGGCGTGTAGATCTATACGCCCGCCTGTCTGTATTGGAGGATTGCTATTGGATTGCTGAGAACATCCGTGAGGCAGACCGGAATGAGATTGCAGCTCACAGTGGTCAAACACCTTTGGAGGCGTTGGTAACTGGGTTCAGTACATCGGATGTTCCATTCACCATTATTGGTGATGGAGTTCCCGCCGGGATGTTTGGAGCTGGTCCCGCAATCCCCGGTGTTGGAATGATCTGGTTACTTGGTACGGACTTGCTACTTGGTAACACCACCCGGTTCCTGCGAGAGAGTCGATTCTGGTTAGATCAATGTGCTCGCCCCTATGACATGATGTTCAACTTTGTTGATGCCCGTAACACAGTCCACATCCGGTGGATCAAATGGCTTGGGTTCACTCTGATAAATCTCCATCAGGAGTACGGGGTTGAGAAAAGACCCTTTTATGAATTCGTAAGGATTTTCTGATGTGTATCATCGCTGCCCCTGTTGTTGCTGGGATGTCTGCCGCTGCTACTAGCGCAGCTACCACCGCAGCCGTCATGGCAAACCTGATGATTGCGATGTCTGTGGCGAGTACCGCTGTTGGATTCATTGGTCAGCAACAGCAGGTAAATGCTCAGAATGCAATGATGGCCCAAAGACAGGAGTTGGGTACTGCAAGCGCACTTGAGAACTACGCCAACCAAACCAAACAAGCCCGTGAGCGTCAACTCCAAGAGCGTGAGGCGGCTGCTAATGAGATCAACACAGTCCACCGAGAAGCTCGCAGACGGATTGCGACTGCGGAGGTTTCTGGTGCTGAAGGTGGGGTTGCTGGTGCTTCATTGACGCACCTTGTAAATAACTTCCACCGTCAAGATCTTGAGTTTGCGACGAATGTGAGGCGAAATCTGCAATTCAGGGAGGCGAACATTGAGGACCAACTGGAGTCCGTCCGGTCAGGTGCTCAGGGTCGAATCGAGAACCTCATGTATATTCCACAACAACAACCATCGTTCCTTGGCGCAGGTTTGAGGATTGGTTCTGCTGTTCTTGGTGCTTATGGACAGTACAAGTCAATAACTGGGTGGGGTGGTTCTCAGATGTCAGGGCAAATGCCGGGTTATGGGCCGGGAAATATGGGACCACCAGCTCCGGGTAGCCCAGATAATCCTTTTGTTTGGGGCGGAACCCCTTGGAGTTATTGACCTATGGCTAAAAGACAACAAGTAGAAGATCTCAATACCTCCCAAGCAATCCAACCAGTACAACAAGTCACCGATTCTTACATCTCCCCCGGTTACTTCCAAATGCCGCAGAACGAGATGATTGATATTGCCCGTTCGCTTGCGGAGTTCTCACCACAGTTGAAGCAAATCACCGGTGATCTGTGGGAGGACATGGTTGAGCGTGAGACTGAGGAGGGGATTGCTCAGGTCAGTACGATGACTGAGGAGGAGTTGGAAGATGCTCTCGCTTCAGAGTGGCGGAAACAAGGACTACCGGATGGCGCAAGCCCGTATGCTCAGAGAGCAATCAGGCGACATGCCGGGGCTATGATGGCCCGAACTTCTCTTGAGAAATGGCGCATTGAACAACTAGATCGTTTCTCGGATCCCTATAGCACTGAAGATCCTCGGGAAGCCTTGCAGGCTCATTTTGAAACTCTGAACACTGGGGGATTCTACGCCTCTGCTGCTGCTGCTGAAGAGTTCAATAAACAAGCCAATGTGTTCTCACAGCAGGTGTATCAAGTGCGGGCTGCCAGGACTGTAAAGCAGAATGAGGATGATTACGTGGATAAGGTGTATGAGCACCTCTCAAACTTTCCTAAGACTGTTGATCTGGATCTCGGGTGGGCGGGTATGGATATTAATATACCCGTGACCCCTTCTCAAATAAATGAGTGGAAAGCCGGTCTGCTTGAAATCAACAACAAGCACCACACACTCACTGGTAAGTCTGGTCGTGATGGGATGTGGAAAGCAATTGAAATGCGAGCCAAACAAATTGCAGAGGATGATGAAATTTCTGCAATCAACTTCTTGGGTGAGGTGGGTTCTATGAAGATTGCAGGCCAGCGTTTGGATTATTCGTTTGCATCGGAAATGGATACACTTCTCGACCAAATCCCCGAACTAGCCGATGCTGCACTTGTTAGAGACGAAAGACGTGCGCAATACCTCGATAGAGCGGAGACACGAACGGCTAACGAAGTTATTGACCAGTACCTAGCGGAAAAGATCGAAAGCGAAGACCTTGATCTTGATCAGGTCGATGACGATCTCCGTCCAAAACTTAAAGAAGCCGGTGTTCAGAATGTTTCAAAATTTATCCTAAATGCCAGAGCAACAGCACACAGCCAGCTCCGATTGGGCGATGAGTCTGATAGGGATACACTTGAGTATCTCGATAGTATTCGTGCTGATTTTAGGGGTGGATCTCCAACAATGACCCCAGATCAATTTAGAGAAGAGATTAGAAGTCGTTCGGATGATCTCTCACCAAAAGACTACAGGGTATTCCTCGACTTCGCAGATCTGTATGAGGATGTCAAGGGGCAGGCAGGTGAGGCTACAAAGAGAAGTAGACCCGAACTCGCATCCTCCTTGAACAAAATTAAAACCACAATGACAACGACAATGTTTGAGGCAGGGTCCGAACACAGCTCTCGTTCGGGGCAAGTAACCGACGAGACAAGTAGTATTATCGAAGATGAATTGGTTAGAATTCGTCGGGAAATGGATTCCGCAATCAAAGCAGCCACATCGAGTGGTATAGAGCTGGGGCACTCTGACGAGCAGATAGACGCAAATGTCCGTGCTGAAATTAAGAGAATTGAGGCGGAACAAATGGAAGCGCACACCGGCACCGTTCCCACTACGAGTCCTCTCCGCCAGATCACGAAAAAGGCTGGAGAATTTGATCCCCTCGTTCTTACCACGCCCGGGACAACATGGCGTCATAATGACAGTAAGTTTGCGCGCGTGGTTGATGACAACCGGGAAAATATTGTCAGCAAAATAGGGACTCAACGGGAAAAAGCAATGGCCGCTGTTCGTGAAGCGGGGCAAATTAGGTTGGAAGAGTTCCGAGGAACCCGTGTTGCCAGCGACATTCTGCTCCACTTCAACCGTGAACTTAAAATCGAAGAGGGTAAAATTGGCATCAATTTGATCAACGCCTACCCGTCAGCACCGGCTGGTCAAATTGTCGAGGGAATCTCTCAGTTCGCTATTCCGTTTGTTGGTGTGGGTCTCGGAGCTGCTTCTAAGATTGCCGCCGCACCATTCCGCGGTAAAGATCTGTTTTCCCCAGATCCTAATCTTCTTCTGGAGTACCAAGCAGCTAGATCTATTGGTGCAGACCCATACACTCCAGATGAACTGGATATGGCCAAGACGAACGGGAACCTTGATCAGCACGGGGTGTTCATGCCTTCAGATGTAACAAACCCCAGGCGAGTTCTCTATTTTAGAAACATGGACGAAGTGAGGGGTGCGGCGGACGAATATGAGAACGCCGAAAACAAAGCCGACACTTACATCGGTCGCTTGATTAAGCACATGCCAGCTTACAACGATACAACGTTTTTATTCACCCAATCATCCCTTCTTGGTTATCAAGGAACTAAATAATGGCTAGATCTTTCGATGAGATGATGCAGGGGTATTCCTCCTTCCAAGAGAAAGAACAACAAGCCACCGGATCCTCCAATAATCTCCAAGAAGAACAACTAGGATTCTGGGGGTATCTCGGAGACATTGCCGCCGCACCATTCCGCGGTGTCGAGGGAGCCATCCAGGGTGTCTACAACCTTGCAGACTACATGACCTTTGATGCTTTGCCAGACTATGACAACAGACTTCTTGGTAAGTCCTCCACGATGGTCGGTGGTATTGTCGAGGGAATCTCTCAGTTCGCTATTCCGTTTGTTGGTGTGGGTCTCGGAGCTGCTTCTAAGATTGGCGCACTCACCAAAGTCTCAGGGGTACTCACGAAGGCTGAGAAGGCCGCTGGGGCTGGTAGGAAGGCTGCTGCGATTGCTAAGGGGAGGGAGCTTGGTAAGTATGCGGTCGCTGGTGCGGTCACTGACTTCGCTGTGTTTGATGCACACGCGGCTCGGTTGTCAAACCTGATTCAAATGGCCCCGTCTCTTCAGAACCCGATAACGGAGTATCTCGCATCTGACGAGAACGACTCGGAGATTGAGGGCCGCTTGAAGAACGCCATCGAGGGTCTCGGTATTGGTGGTCTCGTAGACACCTTCATACAGGGACTCCGTGGTTTCCGTCACGGCCTCAAGGCGAAGGCTGCTGGGAAGTCTCCTGATGAAGTCATGCAAGCCGTTCGGGACGGTGTTGTGGACATGAAGGGCTACCAGAAGGTTGTGGAGGTTCGTGAGTACACATCCTCTGTCGCTAAGTCTTTGAACATTGGTGAGGATCAAGCGGTAGGTGTGGTCACTCTTATTAAGTCGCTTGGTCTGGATACCAAGACAATTGAGTTCCGTAGAGGCGAAGGTGATGTAGCCACCAAAGGTCTTGTTGAATTTAAAGAGGATGGTACTGCCATCATCACGGGGTTCCGAAATTCAGATGTCTCCACCGGTATCCACGAAGTTGCTCATGTCGCCAGGAGGTGGTTGCTGAACAGGAATCTACCGGAGCAAGCACGGAGAGGGATCAACGAGAAGGACCTGGATCGCATTGAGAAATGGGCGGGCGTCACCGAAAAGGGG